TATAGTTTGGGTTAATGGTGAAAATGATTATGAATTAATTCAATGTTTAGACTTAAAAAAAGAGTCTCTATTATTACTAAATAATCAATATGAAATTTGATAAAATTTTTAAAAAAATAATTAATGAAAATTTAAATTATTCTTTATTTAGAGAGCTTTCGGTTGATGAAGCTGTTGAATTTATACATCCTAATATGTCATCGAATAGTCCAGGGGGACCAAAGGAATATTATTTTTCAACTGATCGCAATCTAGCATTGGGTCAAGGTCAAAATAAATCTGGAATTGTAATTGAAATTATTTCTAATGGTTTAACTATTTATGATCCAATAAACAAAAAACCTTCTCATGATTTTTTAAAATCAACTACTGGACATTCAGAAAAAATAGTAAAAGAACAACCAAGTGAAATAAAAAAAAATGTATTATCTATTGAAGTTGAAAATAAAATAAGATTTAAACCTAGAACAATGAAGAAAGAAACTGGAAATATATATTATATAGTGCTTAATAATATTTTAAACCATTGGGGACATTGGAAAATTTCAGAAGAAAAACCAAACAGCACTATATACAAGCCAATTAAATATTAACATGAGAAGTAAATATTAACATGAGAAGTAAAGATCAAATTTTATTGGAAGAAGCATATGGTCAAATTTTAGAAGAAGCTAAAAAGAAAGTAAATCCTTGGGCTGTTGAAAAATCTATTGAAAAGAAAACTGGTAAAAAGTTTGGGAAAGAACATAAAGAAGAAATAATTAAGGGAATTAAAAAATCAGCAAAAAAATCAGGTAAGAAAATTACTTCTGATAAAGTTGAGCCAAAAAAGAAATAACCAATTTAAAAGTTGGTGCCGCATTTGGTCATTCTGAAAATGAAAAAAACGCCAGCAATTTTATCAAAGATTCTGGACCAGAAGACGTTGAAGATTTAGAAGATGCTGAAGAAGCTCCAAAAGAATTAACATCTGATGTTGATTCTGCTTTAAAGAAAGCTCCTACATTCAAAGAAGCAACAAATCCATTTGATGCTTTGTTCAATAAAATTGTTTCAGAAGAAACATTCAACTTCTCAACAGATGAAGAAAACGAAATTGAACCATCTAATGCATTTGAAGATACCACAATGGGTCTTGGTGATGAAGAAGCCGAAGAAGATTTAGCCGAATTTGATGATAGTGAAGAAGAATCTGGTGAAGAAGTTACTTTAACTTTGGATAAAGATTTAGCTTCCAAGTTAATTGAAGTTTTACAAGCCGCTTTGGGTGAAGAAGAATCAGAAGAAGAAGGTGAAGAAGGTGAAGATGAAGAAGAAATGCCAGAAGATTCCAGTGAAATGGAAGAAGGCGAAGAAGAAGGCGAAGACGACGAAACTCTTTCCAAAGAATCATTTGCCTTAGATGAAGCAGATAAAGTTAATGTTGATTCTGCTGTAAAGAAATTAACAAGCCCTAAAAGCCATAAGGTTGAAGGAACTTTATCAAAAGTAAAAGGAAAATCAGCTTCGGTTCCTGCTACTGGTAAAGGATCAAATAAGCCAATGAAGTCCCATAATACAAAACCAGCTGTTTCTAAATTAACAAAAAAGAAACAAGACGTTGAAGGTTCATCAATTAAAAAGGGCGACGAGTATTTTAAATAATACTAACATAAAAATAAAATAAAAAAGAAACCTCGCTTGTGCGGGGTTTCTTTTTTTGTAAGTATATCAAATGAATATTAGTTTTGGTGATTATTTTAAACAGAACGACAAAAAACTTTTAAGTCCTAACACTGGAAATAAAAAGCATCAAACTGTTGGTAGATTAATGAACTCTGGATTAACCAGAAAGACCGGTGCTAATTTGGTTGCTAGATCAGCAACAGAAAAACAACACGAACATCCAAAAATAACAGTATGTTTAAATTGTGAAAAAGGAATTGTCCCATTAACAAATGGTGAAGCAATGGATATTATAAAAAAATATAATGCTTGTCCGACTGAATCCGAAAAAGACAAAGCTATCAAACAAACAGGCGTTTATATTAGATATATTGCACCACAAGAATATATTCTTATAAAAGGAATAACATGGAATCTTTAAGGTTTTTAAATAAACAAATCAATTTACAGGAAAGATTAAATTTCTCAAATTGGTGGCTTGAACAAATAAACATATTTGGTCAAGACGTTACATATTATTCAAACCAAACAACTTTAAGTGGATCAAATCCTCTATATGGCGAAGACCCAACTGCTGGATTTAGTAATGGTAAAAACATGATTTTACTTTTAAATTTAACAAATGATTCTTATTTGTTATCAAAATTTGGTGTAATTGCAGATAGTGATATGACTGGTGTTATACACCCAACATCATTCACAGAAGTATATGGTCTTTCATCTGAACCAAAAATGGGCGACCTAATCAAGCTGACTGAATTTGGTAGTGATAGAATAAACTTTCCAAAAAGAGGACCGACTGTTTACGAGATAACTGAAGTAATTGATGAATTTCAATTAAATGCAATAGCAGGACATTATGTATGGTTCTTCAAAGCTAAGAGATATGACTTTAGTTTTGAAAATGGAAGTCCTGGTGCTGGTCAAGGAAATACTCCAAATAATGACAATGATATATTAGAACAAGCATCTAAAGATAACTTTGATTACTTTGAAGAAAGTCCTTGTTCAGATACTTCCGTATACGGAGATTATTAAATCTTTTCTATTTCACAATCAGAGTAATCTCTACTCTCGTAGTCGTCATCATAACAAATATCAATATTATAATCGTTCTTTAACAACTTTTTAAGAATGATGTTTTCTGTTGACGTGATATATTTCTTAATTGCAAGAGGTTTTAATTCTATTTGTTTAAACGGTATACCTTTCTCCTCTGCTTTATCAGCTAAAATATTTATTGCTTCATAAAGAGCCATCCATTTAGCCAAAACAGATGTTTCTTCGTGGATTGTTTTCCAGTTTTTATTTCTATTTTTCATCGTTGATTAAAGGTATATTTGTTGCACTTGAAACAGTAACAGGTTCAGTTGTTCTTGCAACAACAAACTGAATATTAACAACATTTTTCTTGTTACAAGAAGAACATTCAAATTCCATTCTTTCATTTTGGTCTGGAAGGAACGTCATTAAGTTTTTAGTATTGCAATATGCACATTCTAAAATAGTTGAAAGTGGTTCCAATGCTTCTAGTTCTTTTTGTTTAGTTTTTTGGATATAATAATTGTTTATAATATTACCAATAAAAGAAAACAAAATATATTGAAATACAAACACCAAACAAAATGATGGGATGAAATCAAAACCAAAAAACCATAGACACAATGCGCCTATGGTTGATAACATTAAAACTTTCAAAGTTGAAAAAAACAACTCAACCGGAATACTTAATTTTTTCATGCATTAAAGTTAGCATTTAAAGCTTGTTTTGATTTTTTATAAAGTTCTATTAGCTGGTCTTTTTGTTTTGGTTTAATAACTGGATTGTTTTTTGCACACTGTGCTAATTTGTTTGCAGCAGCTATTAAATACACGAAACTATCTGACAAATCATCCACAATAGTATGTAATGGCCAAGGATAACTTGGTGTTCCATCGGGAGGTGGTGTTGTTGGAACATCCGACGGCATGTTTTTTTGATAAGGATAATTGTAGTTTCCAGTTGTTGAGACTGGTGCAAAATCTTTTCTAGGTGCCATAGACCCAGCTGAATACTGTTTGTTTCCAGTATCATAGACTTCTTCAATTATCTTCTCTAGATTCATTATCTAATGTTTCCAACCTTTGAAAGATTACCACACCTAGCACAAACCCATTTACATTCTTTGATAACAGATTTTGTTTTAGCGTCAACTCTTTCCATGATTCTTCCGTTCACAGTTGCTCCACAAAAATTGCATGGAATTGGTCTGTTTTCAACTGTTTGATATTGTGGTGTGTTATTCATAACTTAATTACTTATTTGTGATCTCCCGGTTTCCAAGAATCTTTTTTAGATTCTTCTGTTTTTGGAACATTTAACTCTTTAAACTTATGTGTTATAAACCTACAAAGTTCTGATCTTACAATATCAGCTTCTGTTAATTCCATACAAATAATTCCGTTTTCTCTTGATTCTTCATTATTGAATAAGTCATACACTTTACTAAATCCTGATTTTCCTTGTGGTAAATCACTTTGTTCTGGATCACCACACAAAAATACTTTTGAAAATTCACCAATTCTACTCATGATCGTCTGTAATTCTTTGGTAGAAAAATTTTGAACTTCATCAGCAC